GCGTCAACCTTAGCCAGCCCGATCATGCGGCGGATGGTGGCGAGGTGCTCGTCGTTCTTGCGGACGGCCTCCTCGGCCTGCTGCTGCGTCTTCATGGCAGCCAGCGCCTCCTTCAACTCGGGAGACATCTTGAGGTCGATGATCAGGCTGTTGGTGGTCAGCGGCGGCATGGCCTTCCAGACGTCCTTGAGTTCGCGGCGGACGGCGAGGCCACCTTTGAAGAGCCACTCGTTCAGCTCGTCGGTGTTGCGGTTGCCGACCGTGACGATGGTCGGGCGCTTCTGGAACGGTGAAAACTTACGCTGCTGGGTGACGCAGAACCGCAGACGAAACTTGTCGAGGCTGACGCCGCCCAGCCGCTCCTTCATACCGGGGAGGTCAGCCCGGCAGAGGAATGTGAAAATGTCGTCGTTCCACCGCGTGATCGGCGTACCCGTCAGGCACCATGTGTGCCGGACGCTCTCGCACAGACCGCCGCGACCGATCATGGCCTTGGTGGTCTTCGCGGTGCTGGTCTTGATGGCGTGCGCCTCGTCCATAATCAGCGCCAGAGCGCGGGCCTGCTTGAACTCAGCGACGCGGGTCCGGGCGATGGCCCATGACATGATCCATGCGTCGGCGTTGCGGTCGATCTGGGTCTTGCCCGTCTTCACGATCTGCGCGGTCTGTTCGGGGAAGAACTCCTCGAACTCGGCCTTCCACATGTGCAGCGAGATCGGCGGGCCGACGATGATGGCGGCGTTGCTACCTTCGCAGCCGCCCTGACGGGCGAGGCGGAACGCCTCCAATGCGGTGAGGGTTTTGCCAGACCCCATGCCGGAGAAACATCCGGCGAAGGTGCGGCTGGCGAGGAACTGAGCGTCCTCGATCTGGTGCTGCAAGAGCTTTTTCATAGTGACCTCCGTTGCTTGGTCGGTAACTTACGTGACGGGTTCGTCTTCGTCAAGGAGTTCTTCCGCATCAGTGCTCACGCAGAGCAGGCGGTATGCGATGCGGGGGTGGACGTTGTGCTCCCGCATCACGTTGTAGGCTTCCTCGACGGACATCAGCCCGTCCTCGATGTTCTCCCGAAGGGTTTGCGCGTATGGTCTCATGGTGCCTCCTCAGCAGTCGTAGAATGAAAGGTCGAAGCCGTAGTACGGCTCAGTGTACCAACCCGCCTCGTAGTTGCACACCTCGAACGCGGTGCCGATGGCCCACTGGTAAGGGCCGCTCTCCCAGCTCACATGCCAGACCCGGCCGTAGCCCTGAGCCTCCCGCTGTTCCGGGTTTTTGATGAACACCTCCCCGGCGGGGCCTCCGCTCTCCTTGTTGAGCTTGACCAGCGCCGCGTAGAGCGCCTTGGCCGCAGCGGCCTTGGTCTTGTACTTCGACGGGTCGAAGTCGATCTGGATGTTGCCGAACTCTTCGGTAATCATTTTGGCGTTAGCCATGGTAGTGACCTCCTGTGTTGCTGACCCCCCGAATATGGGGCATCAGTGACTGATGTCAAACAAAAAATGCGAGGGCGGTGAGAACCCCGTAGGAGACGGCGTGGACGTAGGCCACCCAGCGCCGCTCCTGCACCATGACGATCTCCTTCATGGCTTCACCCGCAGCACGAACGTCAGATCCGAGCGAGGCTCCCCGAAGCGCCGGTCGAAGACCTCCGCCTTGTGGAACCCGGTCCAGAGGACGTACCGGGTGTACCCTCGGGGGCCACCGACGAGCTGGCGTACCTTGGCCAGCACGTCGTCAGTGGTTTTGAATGTCAGCTCCTTCACCTTGGGTCGGGTGGTCATGCTGCGTTCCTCCGGTTCAGGTAGGCCAGTGCGTCGGCCTTGGTTGCGAACTTCCCCGACATCGGGGTCTGGGCTGCGCCCCGGACGACGTACCAGCCGCCCAGCAGGCGGTTGTAGACGACGCGGGGCATGATGTTGCGAATTGACTTGTGCATGTGACCTCCTAGAGAAAAGCGATTGCGGTGAGCACCGCGCCAGCGGCGAAGCAGATGAGGAACTCGATTGCGTACTTCATGCGAAGTCTCCTTCCTGCTCGTAGACGGTGACACCCTCGGCATCGATGACCATGACGTAGCGGGTGCCTTCCCACGCCGCCTCCTCCTTCGCCTCGCCGATGGCGATGTCCTTGCTCTTGGCGATGTAGCTGTCGGACACCAGCTTGTTGGCGACGCTGTCGCGGGCGATGACAATTACTCGATAGTCCATTATTTGACCTCCTTCTTGGTGATGGTGACGATGTTGCGGACCATTTTGCCCCGACGCCACTTGGCGTCGTCGATGTGGTATCCGCCGTCCTGATCGAAGACCCAGTTGTTGCGGACGACCTGAGCGTGGCCCGTGGTGACGACGATGTAGGTGACGTCCCGAGCGGTGTGCTTCTCGACCCACGTCTTCAACGTCATGCGCCGGGGAGGGCACTTCAAATCGACGTCGTAGCCCATGGCCCGTAAGGCACGCTCACGCAACCAGTCGTGGGTCCGGCCCCTCCACGAGGCGTTCTGGCGGTAGCCGTAGTAGTCCTCGTGGGCCTGAGCGTATGCCTCGGTGGCAGTGGCCAAGTTTTCGCCCGTGGCGATGGCCATTGCGACCAACCCGCAGTTGGGCCGGCCGGTCTGGTGATCTTCAGGCAAAGACAATCCAGCGGCGGCGACGTAGCCGCGCACCTTGTCGTAGGCAGGGTTAGACTGGAACTGCATGATTGACCTCCTTAGATGATGATTGCCAAAACACTGATCACGCCAGCAGCGAACCCGGACATCCGGGCGGCGATCTGGATCAAGCTGATCCGCCCGATCCCGGCAAAGCCTTCGTCGGCGAACCCGCCCTCGATCTTCATTAACTGTTGCATAGTGACCTCCGTTAGTGCCTCACAATAATGCCACAGTCAGTTACTGATGTAAACAGGAAAAGTTTCGGGCAATATCAATGGGTTACCCATCATGGCGTAGTGGGCAAAAGTCCCTCGTTTCTTGGTGGGGCGCGAAGCCGTATAAAGAGGGGAGGCGGCACTATCTAGGCACGTTCTCCTCGGAAGCCGAAGCTAAAGAGGCTGTAGACAAGTTTTGGGCCGAGGCGTAAGCTACGCGCTCGACCCAAGACTTTCAAGGTCGCGGGGTGTCCACTCCCCGACTATCGACAACACGAACCGACGAAGGAAACGAAATGTCATCGACAAAAAAGTCTTACCTCATAGAGGCTGCTCTGTCCATTGTTGCGGACACCGGGTTTAAAGTTTTCCCCACCACCGACAAGAAGCCTGTATGGTCAAACGAGGACCTCGGCCTGAGCGCTGGCGAGGGGTCGTACAAGATCGCAACGACGGATGCGAGGCAGATCAAAAAACTATTCGAGCGGGGTGCGCAGGTCAGCGTGCCGATGCGCGTCAACGGCCTAGTGGCCATCGACGTCGACCTCTACAAGGGGGGCGAGGTCGAGCAGTGGCACGAGGCCAACCGCTATTGGCTCGAAGGCACGCGGACGCACCGCTCCGGCAACGGAGGGCTGCACTACATCTTCAAAGCCGACCCGGAGCTGCGCTTACCCGGCCAGCTCATGGAAGGCGTGGACGTCAAGTGGAACGGCTACATCGTGTGGCCGCCGCAGGATGGCTACGAGGTCATCGACGACGCTGACTACCGTGAGCTGCCAGAGGACGAGATGTCGGCGGCGATGCGGGCGAAGGGTGGGACAGGTAACCTTCGCGGTGCGGATGCCATGTACAACAGCGCGACGGATACGGAGCTGTACGGCGACATCATCAGCGGTGCCAGCTACCACCCGGCGATGCAGACGTTGACCATGCGCTATGCCAACAGGAGGCAGCCAGCCGAGATCAGTTTGGAGCTGCTGCGTGAGGCTATGGACCTCGTCGCCATCAAGGATGATCGGTGGCACGACCGGTATTCTAAGATTGAGCCTCTCGTTACCAGTGCCATTGCGAAATTGGAAAACGAGCGGTCGGCGACAGACGAAGAAACCGCTGCCGTCATGCAAGGCACGCCCCTAATGAAGATGGGCCTCGATAATTTTTCAAAGCCGACACTCGAAGAAATCAGGGCTGAGGTGTCGGCGGAGAAGACGCAGCAGCCCTCTGCACCCTCAACGCCCCCCGGCCTTGTCGGTGAGATCGCAGCCTACCACGACATGAAGTCTCGGCACGTCACCCCTCAGTATGGCGTGGTCGCTGGCCTTATTTCCGTCAGTGCGCTGCTCGGCAACCGCTACGTGGTGGACATGCCGAAGTACGACACGAACACCAACTTGTTTGTGGCGATGCTTGGCCCTACAGGCTCCGGCAAGGAGCTGCCGCGTACCATCGTGAGTGAGGTGCTCACCATTGGAGGGATGCAGGACACGGTGAAGGATGTTGTCTCCGAGCCTGCTTTTCACGCCGCCTTGAACCACGACGCTCGGATGACGTGGATGCCGGATGAGTTCGGCAAGCTGCTTCGCAACATCGGCCACAGCGCAGCGCACCACACGTCTGGTATGCTCAAGTTCGCCATGCAGGCTTACGGCATCCACAATGGCGGTATGATCCCAGCTAAGGTGTACTCGAACGCTAAGGATGCGAAGCCAGCCATCGTCAGTCCGTATGTGGTCGCGATGGCGACGACGACCCGGTCCAGTTTCGAGCAGGTCATGTCCGAAGACTTCATTGCGGACGGCTTTCTGAACAGACTGCTTATGGTTGAAGAACCGCAGAGCGTTATGGGTAAGGTCAACGGTACGTCGAAGGCTAAGTTGAGCGATGATGTCCGAGCACGCATCGCCGCTCTGGCCGATAATGGTGCGCTGGAGACATCGAGGGCGGAGGGTAGGAGCCTCCCGCATCCCATGCCTATAGCGGTGTCCAGCGATGCGCTTGCATTGTTTGAGGCGTTCGATGATGAGACGACGAGGGTGCTGGCCACGACCAATGACCCGGCCAAAAGGGAGCTGATGCCGCGTCTTCACGAGAACGCAATACGTGTAGCTGGCGTTTTGGCTTGCGGTGATGGTGATCCGCTGTCGCCAGTGCTCGAAGAGGAGCACGCGGCTTGGGCTATCACCTTCGTGAGGAAGTCTCTGGCGGCCATGATCGAGTTCACTCTCGACATGGGCGGCACCGAGTTCGACAAGGATCGACGCCGGGTTCTTGAGTTTATTCGTGAGCACGGCGAGATGGGGGTCACGGCCCGCGACATCACGCGGCGGTTCAAGCTACAGGCCCGCGATCGAGATGCCGTCATCGAGATGCTGGAGCACGGCGCATACATCGCAGAGGTCAACACCGCCTCCGGCATCACGAAGCAGAGGGTTATCCGTTATGTTGCCGTATAGGTGTCACCGTTGTCACAAGGTGTCACCTACATCAGGTGACACCTTAAAGCCGCGCTCAGTAAGGGATAGAGGTAAGGTGTCACTAAATACATACCATACCCTCCCTACCTATATTTTTGAGCGAACGGGTGGGGGTGGGGGTAGACCCCCCGGTGACACGGTGACACCTTCCCTCAAACCCATAGCCAGTAAGGGATTAAGGTGTCACCTCCCTACTGGTGACACCTTGGTGACAGTGACACCTTTCGAGAGGAGATCGACATGACGTTTAGGGAGTTTTTGAAGCAGACCCATGATGAAATCGTCGCGGTTGGACAGGACCATGAGGGCGACGATGTTTTTTACACGAAGCTCGGTAGGATGGCGTACTTTAAAGGCGGCCCATACGGCCTTGTCGTTGTGGATATGCCCGTCGTGGAGATGCCGAAAAATGCCAAATAGGAACAAGCAACGAGGCTACGAATTGGAGCGGGAGACGGTCCTGTTCTGGCGTGAGAAGAACGCCGAGGTGCAGCGAGTGTTCGGCAGTGGGGCGCATAGCCATGCGGGCGAGGAGTTCGACGGTGATGTGAAACTTGGGCCGTACACCATCGAGGCCAAGCGCAAGAAGAGCGGCTTCAAGTTTTTGTACGACGCGCTGGAGCAGGGCGAGTACGGAACGGACATGCTGGTCATCAGGCAGGATCGCAGCCGACGGCTCTACGTCCTCGAAGAGGAGACGCTCCTTGACCTGATGCGGAAAGCTGGATTACTCTCGACGCCAATTTGAAAAACAAGTTGGATTTTTCAGTGACTGAGAAGAAGCAACGGGGCGGAGCACGCAAGGGCGCAGGTAGGCCGAAAGGCGTGCCGAATAAGATCACGACGGATCTGCGGCAGGCCGTCATCAACGCGTACGACAAGGCTGGCGGCGAGGAGTATCTCGCGGGGCTGGCGCGGGACGAGCCGAAGACGTTTGCCACACTGATGGCCAAGGTCATCCCCAGCGAGAACATCAATCGCAACTACGACATGTCCGCAATTCAGGGTCGCCTAAACGCGGCGAGGGAGCGGGCAGCCAATGCGAACAAGGCGAGGAGCAAAGATGCCAAGCAAGAAAAAACCATACGGCGGCGGGCGTAAGAAGTGAGGCCCGCTGATCACCACTGGAAGCGTCCGCCTCCCGGCCAGTCTGGGCTGTTGGTCTGCGACAAGTGCGGGCAGCGCAAGGTGCCTGACCTCGACAACCCGGACCACCCGGACCATGGCTGCACTGGCCGACCGCAGGACGCCATCGTGGTGAGCCATGACAGCGAATACGATCCAATCACTTGAGGAGGAGCTGGCGGACTTCGTCGGCTCTTGCTACGACGACCCGCTGCTCTTCGTGCGCTCGGCGTTCCCATGGGGGACAGGCAGCCTCGCAGGTTTTGACGGGCCAGACGACTGGGCGGTCGAGTTCTTGACCAAGATCCGCGAAGAGGTCAAGGACCGCGCCTTCGACGGCGTCAACGCTGTCGCCCCGCTCTACTTCTCCACGGCATCAGGACACGGCATCGGCAAGTCTGCGATGGTCTCGTGGCTCATCCTGTGGATTATGTCCACCCGACCGAATTGCAAAGGCACAGTGACTGCCAACACGGCGCAGCAGCTCCGCTCAAAGACGTGGGCCGAGCTGGCCAAGTGGTACAACCTCTGCCTCACGCAACATTGGTTCACGCTCAACGCTGGCTCGATGGGGTCGCTCAACCTCTACGCCAACGCAGCGCCGGAGACATGGCGCGTCGATGCTCAGACGTGTGAGGAGCGCAACAGCGAGGCGTTCGCCGGGCAGCACGCAGCCACCTCGACCAGCTTCTACATCTTCGACGAGGCATCTGCCGTGCCTGACAAAATCTTCGAGGTCCGCGAGGGTGGCCTGTCGGACGGCGAGCCTATGGTCTTCGACTTCGGCAACCCGACGCGTAACACTGGCCGCTTCTTCGAGAACATGCAGGGCAGGCATCGCAACCAGTACGTCAAGACGTTCGTGGACAGCCGCGACGTCCGCATCACGAACAAGGAGTTGTTCAAGCAATGGGCTGAGACGTATGGCGAAGACAGCGACTTCTTCAAGGTCCGCGTCCGGGGCATCTTCCCAGACGCTGGTGCGCTCCAGTTCGTCAACGGTGCCAAGGTCAGAGACTGCGTCAACCGCGCCGTTGTGGTTCAACCTTTCGACCCGCTGGTTATCGGCGTCGATGTCGCACGGTTCGGCGACGACCAGAGCGTCATCTGCATCCGGCAAGGGCGAGACTGCGAAACGCATGAATGGTTCAAGTTCCAAGGGCTGGACACCATGCTCCTCGCGGCCAAGGTCGTCGAGGTAGCCAACAACCTCAAGGCTGACCAAATCTTCGTTGACGGCGGGGGCGTCGGTGGTGGCGTGGTGGATCGGTGCAGGCAATTGGGCCTCGATGTCTTCGAGGTCAACTTCGGCAACCAATCGACTGACAAGCTCTACGCCAACATGCGAGCGCAGTGTTGGGGCAACATGCGCGACGCCATCTACGACGGTGTGCGTCTGCCGGACGACCCTGAGCTGATCGCTGACCTCACTGGCCTTGAGTACGGCTACAACCTCCGCAACCAGATACAGCTCGAAAAGAAGGAGGACGCCAAGAAGCGCGGCATCGCCAGCCCCGACCTTGCGGACGCCCTCGCCTTGACGTATGCCTACCCGGTAGCACCAACGCGCCCCGGCTACAAAGCCGAGGAGCAAACCCAGTCGGAGTACAACCCCTATGACTAACCCGACCTATCGCTACACCCCCGGCATCAACGACTGGAAGGCTGAACGGTATCGCTCGATGCAGTTGGTTGAGCAGACCAACGGCGACTTCGTCAACGTCAGCGACGGCACACCAATGCCGATACGAGAGGTGCCGATCCCCAGCACAGGCAACACCAGCACGACACCGCTGGGCAGTGGTGCGACGTTCTCCGGAGAATGGGAGCAGAACCACGCATCCGAGGTTATGGTCTCGATGAAGACCGACAACCCCGGGACTCTGTACTTCGATTTCAGCAACGACGGCACGAACGCAGACAGCACGTTCCCGGTGCAGGGCTTCCGCGTTGCCGCCAATATCCACGAGTTTCACATTGCAGTGAAGGGGCCGCGATACTTCCGGGTCCGCTTGGTCAACGATACCGGGGCGCAGACGTATCTGCGGCTCTACACCTACTACGGCACGTTCCGCGCACCCAACAATCCGCTCAACCAGAGCATTGGCATCGACAGCGATGGCGCAAGCACGCGCCCGACCAACTTCCAAGACGAAGTGAGGCTTGGTCGCCGCGCTGGCGTCAGTGGCTGGACGACGTTTGGGTATCGCACGGGCCTTACGCAGAGTTTGGGCGAAAGCACGATCTGGGCGGCAAGCGGGAACCACACAATCCTGACCAGCGCATCGACGTTCACGGTCACCTACAACAACGCGACCGACGGTGACGGCACGTCAGGCGCGACCCAGATGGATTTCTATTACATTGACAGCGACGGTTTGCCTGCAATCACGCCGCACACGCTGGGGAGCAGCGGCAGCGATGTGACATCGTTCAGCGGGTTGGGCATCAACCGCGTCGCGGTGTCGGCTAACGGGGGCGCAACGTACAATGTCAACGCCATCACGGTGACGGCTACGACAGGCGGAACAATTCAAGCCATTGTCCCGGCCACGCAGTCGGTCACGCAGCAGTGCATTTTCTTCACCGGGTCGAACCACACTGCGCTGGTTGAAATGGTGAGAGCCAACGTCATCACGGCAACGAAGTCTGCGACCATCCGCATCAATGGCTACGTCTACAACAGACAGCTCAACACGAGGTACGAAATCTATCGTGGGGCCATCTACCCGTCGGCAAAGCTAGACCTTGAGGTGAAAGACCCAATCAAGTTCCAACTGAACGCTACAGACGTGCTGTACTTCACCGCCCTGAGCGACAGCAACAACACCGCAGAGATTAATATGCGGTTCAGCCTTAACCAGTATCAACTCACGTAACCGACTAGACCGCCACAACATCTTGTGGTATACGCGCAAGATGGACGGTATCGTAATCTTCCGCGCTGAGAACACTCACCCCCTCGCTTGGCTTCTGCATAGGGGCCGTCGTCATGTCTGGTGCGCCGTCGAAAGCAGGGAAGGCTGGGTCGTTTACGACTTCTGCAACGGTCGCCCGGAGCTGTTCCACATAACCGACGAGACCGATCTACCCCTCTGGTACGAAGCGCAGGGCTACCAAGTCCTCCACGTACACATCACCGACCACATCCCGTTCAATCCCTTCATGCTCCGCAACTGCGTCTCCATGGTGAAGCACATCATGGGCATCAAGTCGTGGGCGTTGACCCCTCAGCAGCTCTACAAGCATCTGACCAAGGA